ACTTCTACGCGCGCGAGCTCGGCATCATGTTGCCGGATTTTCAGCGCGAGGACGGATGGTGGGATCGCGGCGGCGACCTGTACATGCAGCACTTTCGCGAGGCGGGCTGCGCGCCGATCACAGGCCCGATGCAGCGGGGCGACATCATCCTCATGGCGATCCGCTCCCGGGTGGCAAACCACGCCGCTGTTTACTTGGGCGACGGCCTGGTGTTACATCACCTCTATGGTCGGCTTTCTTCGCGTGACGTTTACGGCGGCATGTGGAAGGAAAAGACGATGCTCGTCGTCAGGCACAAGGGGATGGCATGAAAGCGTGGATTCTGGCGTCTGTGGTGGTGCTTGCGGTCTTTGGGGTAACGGCGCAGGAACTTAAGCTCGACCCCCAGAAAGTCGAGGTTCCGAAGTTCACGCCACAACCTCAGAGAGAAGCGCCGATCACGGATCGCGCCGAGTGTTCGTGCCAATCCCAGTGTGAAGCGATGTGGTCCGCCGTTCCGGAGGGACTAGAGTCAGCCACGCATATGCGCGTGCGCATTGCCTCAGACAGCTTTGTTGAAACCTACGCCCCCTATCGCGGGCAGGTGGGCGTGATGTCTGGTCGGGCGATGAAATCGCCCAACGGGCATGGTGGCTATCGTATCCGCGGGGATTTTTCATCCCGCTATGGTGGTTCGGATGACGAAAACAGTGCCGAGCGCCTTTTCTATTTGATCGTGAATGAGGCCGCCGTTGGCGTTAAGTGCCAGCCGACGCCTCCGACAGGTTAGTTCGAAACAGTATGTGATCACGAAGCCCGCCTAGCGCGGGCTTTTTTTGTGCCTGAAGGAAACCCATGACACCAACAACGATACGGCTCTATGGCGAGATGGGCCGCCTATTCGGGCGCGTGCATCGCGTGTTCCTGGACTCGAACACGCCCGCGGAAGCGGTGCGCTACTTGTGCAGCCAGTTCCCGCGAGCACGCGCCTATCTCACAGGAGCGAGCTCCCGCGGAGTGGGCTTTGCCGTGTTCCGCGGCAAGGAGAACCTGACAGCCGAGCATCTGAACGAGCCCGTTGGCGGGGACGACATTCGTATTGCACCCATGCTCACCGGCAGCAAGAACGGCGGGGTATTCAGCATCATCGTCGGCGCCATTCTGGTCGTCGCTGGATATCTCGGAGAGACCTACGGCCAGGTTTGGGGCGGTGGGGTGTGGGGCCCGATTCTCGTCAACATGGGCATCGCCATGATCGCAGGCGGCGTCATCCAAATGCTTACGCCGCTCCCCAAGGGAGGCAAAGCCCAGGACCGCCCAGAGAACGCCCCGAGCTACGTGTTTTCCGGCGCGGTCAACACCCAGGCGCAAGGCAACCCTGTGCCGCTGCTCTATGGCCGCATGATCGTCGGCTCGGCCGTCATCAGTGCCGGCATCAACGCCGAGGACTACGCCCCAGCGACAAGCGGCGTGGGCCCGGGCAATCCGCACTGGAACCCGAAGAACCCCTACGAGATCTTCGCATGAGCGTCCAGTTGATCCGAGGTGCAAAAGGCGGCTCCCAACAGCACACGCCCGTCGAGTCGCCGGACAACCTGCGCTCGATCGCCTATTTCCGGATCCTCGACCTCGTGAGCGAGGGTGAGATCGCCGGCCTGGTCAACGGGCAACAGTCGATATACCTTGACGAAACGCCGCTGGTGAACAGCGATGGCAGCGCCAACTTCCCCAAGGCACACATCGAGTCGCGCACCGGAACGCAGGACCAGGACGCCATCCCCGGGTTCGATTCGGTCGAGAACGAGATAAGCGTCGGCGTGGAGCTCAAGTCCACGGCCGCATGGGTGCAGTCGATCACCGACACCACGCTCTCGGCGGTACGCGTCACGATCGGATTGCCGGCGCTGTCCAAGGCGAACACTAGCAACGGCGACATCAACGGCTACACAATCGCCTACCAGATCGAAGTGTCGACCGATGGCGGCGCCTACGCGCTCGCCTACAGCGGTAACTTCACCGGCAAGACCACGAGCAAGTACCAGCGCTCGCACCGCATCGATCTTCCGGCGGCGACCAGCGGGTGGAACGTGCGCGTTACGCGCCTGACCGCCAACGCGAACAGCTCGTCCATCGCCGATACGACCACGATCGACAGCTATACGCAGATCGTTGACGCGAAGCTGCGCTATCCCAACAGCGCGCTGGTTGCACTCATGGGTGACGCCAGCCAGTTCAGCAACATCCCTCAGCGTGCCTACGACCTGTTTGGCCGCATCATTCAAGTGCCGAGCAACTACGACGTCACCACCCGGGCCTATACGGGCACGTGGGACGGCACGTTCAAGCCGTCGTGGACAGACAACCCGGCGTGGATCTTCTACGACCTGGTGACACATCCGCGCTACGGGCTCGGGCACCTGGTCGATGCCTCGATGATCGACAAGTGGGGCCTATACAAGATCGCGCAGTATTGCGACGGGCTGGTCAGCGACGGCAACGGCGGCCAAGAGCCGCGGCTGACCTGCAACGTGTTCCTGCAGACCCAGGCGGACGCCTACAAGCTCCTGAACGACCTGTCGACGGCCTTCCGCGGCATCAGCTATTGGGCGGGCGGCACGATCATGGCCAGTGCCGACATGCCCAGCGACCCGGTGTTCACATACACCGACGCCAACGTGATCGGTGGGCAGTTCAGCTATTCGGCAAGTGCGCGTAAGGCGCGCTTCACCACGGCCCTGGTCAGCTGGAACGATCCACGCAACTTCTACCGAACGAAGGTCGAGTACGTCGAGGATGCCGATGGCATCGCCCGTTATGGTGTTCAGCAGACCGCCGTGACGGCAGTTGGGTGTGCCTCGCAGGGCCAGGCGCAGCGGTTGGGCCGGTGGATGCTGCTCACCAGCCGCCTTGAAACGGACACGGTGACGTTCAAGGTTGGCCTCGATGGCGTCCTTGCCGCGCCGGGGCAGGTGATCCGCATTGCCGACTCGGCGCGCGCGGGCAGGCGGCAGGGCGGGCGCATCGTCGCCGCCACGACCACGACCGTCACGCTGGACAAGGTGCCCACGGTTGCCGCCGGCGACACGATTACCGTCGGCATGCCGAACGGCGTCAGCCAGACGCGCACGGTGCTTTCGGTTGGTGGCGCGACGGTAACCACCTCGACGGCGTTCACTGACGTGCCGGTAGCGGAGGCTGCATGGACGGTGGAGAGCGCCACGCTCGCCGCGCAGACTTTCCGCGTGCTGTCCGTCACAGAGGACAAGTCCGACGCCGAGATCAGCTTCACCGTCACGGCGCTTGCGCACAACGCCAGTAAGTTCGATGCGGTCGACAACGGAACGCTGATCCAGGTGCCGCCGATTTCGGCGCTCACGATCACGAACCAGGCCGGCCCGTCGGCTGTGAGCCTTGAATCGGCTGAGGTGGTCGACCCCGCGGCCACTACGCAATTGCTCACGATCGCATGGGCCGCGGTGCCGGGCGCGCTCGCCTACGAGGTCGAGTGGCGCAAGGACAACGGCGAGTGGAGCTCTCTGGGCACGCTGACCGGCCTTTCGGTCGACGTGCGCGGTGCTGGCGCAGGCGATTACGTGGCGCGGGTGCGGGCGAAGGGCACGGGCCAGGCCTACTCGCTCTACAGCTACAGCAACACCTTCACCCTCGGCGCGGCAACGACCCTGCCGACAACGGTCGCCGAGATTCAGGCGGAAGCCAACCAGGCCGCAACCGACGCCGCCGCAGCCAATGCGCAGCTGACCAACATCGCCAGCGACAACATGCTCACGCCGGGCGAAAAGCCACTGGTGATCCGCGACTACAACGTGATCACCACTGAGCAGGCTGGCATCGACGCGCAGGCGACCGCCTACGGCATCACGACGGAGAAGACCGCCTACGACGGGAAGGTCTCGGCGCTCACGAGCTACCTAGCCGGGCTGACCACGCCCACGCACTGGGACGACATCAGCGGCAACACCACGATCGTAGGCACTGACTTCCGGCAGAAGTTCGCGGACGTCTACACCACCCGGCAGACGCTGCTTAACGCGATTTACGCCGCGGCCAAGGCCAAGGCCGATGCGGCGCAGGCGACGGCCAACCAGGCGAACGCCAACACCCCGTCGGTCATCAACCCGCAGTTGAAGAACGGCACGACAGGCTGGACGTTCGACAACGCGGCCGGCTTCTACCAGGAAACGGGAGCCAACAGCCCCGACAGCGCATGCAACACGTACCTGGTGCGCCAGGGG